AGAGGTAATGGAAACGATAGAGTGGATAATGCCTTCACTAGCCAGAATATTTACTGATGTCGATAACATGGTACGTTTTGAGCCAGTAAACGGTGACGATGTAGAACAGGCAAAAATAGAAACCGAAGTAGTTAATCATGTGTACTGGAAACAAAACAAAGGTTTTTATAACACTTATGCTTTCCTAAAAGATGCGTTATTAAGCAAAACAGGCATTTTAAAAATATATTGGGACGATTCCGTAAAAGAAACAAAAGAGCGTTACGAAAATCTTGATGACGTTCAATTAGGTAGTTTGCAAAACGATTCTAATATAGAACGGGAAATAATAGAATTTGAGGAACTGGAAAACGGTTTAATGAATGTTACCTTTAGGTGTAAAACACTGACAGGTAAAGTACAAATAGAGCCAGTTGCCCCAGAAGAATTTGGTATCGCCAGAAACGCTAGAAGTCCGTATGTATCTGATAGTAACTTCTGTTACCACCGAGCCTACAAGTCGTTTTCTGAGTTAGTGCAAATGGGCTACGATCCCGACGTTATAAGAACATTACCTTTTGATGAAGATGTAGAAACGCAAGAAGAAATAGCCAGAAGAAATACAACTGACGAGCGAGAGCCGTACGAGTACATATCAGAAGAATCCATGCGTATGTATTGGATTACCGAGTGTTATGTGAACATAGACAGAGATGGCGATGATGTAGCAGAGTTATTAAGGGTTGTGTTAGCTGGTGGGCATTATACTGCTTCCTCGTCTAGGTTATTAAGCATTGATGAAGTAGATCATATGCCGTTTGCTACCGTATCACCGATTCCTATGCCACATAAATTCTTTGGTATGAGTCTTGCTGACTTAACTATGGACTTACAACGAATTAAGTCGGTTCTTACCAGACAAATGCTAGATAATACTTATCTGGCTAATAATTCACGAACATTAGTAAACGACACACACGTTAACCTAGATGATTTATTAACCTCTCGTCCAGGAGGTGTGGTTCGTTTTAAAGGCGAGGGTTCACCACAACAATATGTGACACCGATTCCGCATAACGCTTTACCACCCCAAGCATATCAACTTATGGAATATTTAGATGAAGTGCAAAAGAACAGAACAGGGGTAGGGAACAATACGGCAGGGCTAGATTCTAATTCACTGGCTAAAGTAAACACTGGCGTAGCGATGTTAGCTTATGATCAGCAAAGAATGAAAATAGAGTTAATCGCACGAATTATAGCGGAAATAGGTTTCAAGGACGTATTCAGAATAATCCATCGCCTGTTGAATCAGCACCAAGACAGAGAAATGATGATTAATGTAACAGGGAAATTTATTCCAGTTAACCCAGCAGAATGGCGAACCAGAGAAAATACAACGGTTGCCGTAGGTATGGGAACAGTATCTAGGGAACGTCGCATGGTAGCGATAGAAGGTATTATACAGAAACAACAACAAGTAGCAGAAGCTGGAGGCATGGGTACTATTGTTCAACCCCATCAAATGTATCAGTCGCTGTCTGATATGGTAGATTCACTAGGGCTAGAACCCTCTGCATACTTTACCGATCCTCGTACAATACCGCCTAAGCCACCGCAACCAAACATAGATGCCGAAATACAACTGGCTACTGCAAGAGCATTAAAAACAGACGCAGATAGCAAGATGTTACAAGTAAGAGTTACGGCAGAGAAAAATGCAGCAGAAGCGGCATTAAAAATGCGAGAACAAGCGTTAAAAACCCAAGAAACGCAAATGAAGCTAGAAATAGAAAACAAGAAATTGCAGTTAGAATCATTACAGCGTGAAACCGATATGGATACTAAAGTGGCATCACTGGAAATGAAAGTTAGTGAAGCCGATGCCAAGAAAGAATTAAAAGAGTTAGAATTGCAATTTAAGGGCTTTGAGAATAATCGTGACAGAGAAATAGAACTGCTTAAGACACAAATAAATGCTTTAACAAAAATATATACCGAAGATTTAAAACAAGAAAAGGGCGAAGAAAGCCCAGACTTGCAAGCGTATGTGCGTAATTTAGAAGCTGAAAACCAACGATTAAGAGAACAAGGAAATACGAATGAGTCGTAACCCTTTAATCAAAGAAAAAGAGCGAGCAATTTTAGCTAGACAAGTTTTAGAGAATCCTGTATATACTGATGCGATAGATGTTATAAAAACAAGTTTAATGGATACATGGCAAACAACTAATATGAGTCAGACGTTAGAGCGTGAGAATATTTATAAAATGTTGTTAGCAGTGAAATCCATCGATTTTCATATTCAATCGGTAATGAAAACTGGGCAACTTGCAGAGATGCAAATGGAGAAATTTAATGGCTGAGAGGCAACCATCAATAGAAGAACGTATACAGACGGCACTAGCACCAGAGCCAGCACCAGAGCAAGCTCAGGAGCAACAGCCGCAACTATTTCAAACTGAGGCACAGCCAACAGAAGAAGTAGTTGAAGCACCAGTTGAAGAAACGGTTGAACAAGAGGAAACAAATAACGAGCCATTAGCTCAAGAGCCAGTAGAGGAAGAAGCGGTAGAGCCTACAGAAGAAGTAGCACAAGAAACACCGCAAGAAGAAGTTGAGCATTTTCAAGTCGAAACATTAAATGAGTTAGCAGAACACATTGATGTTGATGCGGCCAATCTTTATAACTTAAAAATACCCATTACAAACGCAAATGGTGAACGTGAAGATATAACGATTGGTGAATTTAAAGATAATGTACAAAATTCCAAGTTAGCAAAAGAAGCAACAGCAAGGGCTAATCAACAGCTAAAAGATACTAATGAACGGTTAAAAACCATAGAACAAGCGGTTGAAACATTTCATAGTGAAAATGCAATCATTATGAATGATGAAGTGGCACAACTGAAAAAAGATTTTGAATCAATAAATTGGGAGCAATTACGCTCCGAAAACCCGACAGATTGGAACAGTAAGAGATTACAGTTTATGGATCGGGAAAAAGCATTAGTCAATAAAAGACAAGATGCTAAACAAAAATACTTGCAACAAAAAAAGCAAGTAACGGAAGAATTGGCAAAAATACGAGAAGAAAAACTACAGCAAGAAGCTGATAGACTTTTTCAGTATTTTCCACAGTGGGAAAACAGAACGACAATGGAAGCCGAGCAAGCGGAAATAAGAGAATATCTGTTAAATAATGGCTATACGGTAGATGAAATCAATGACGATAATGGCATATTACAAACCGATGCAAAGGCTATTAGGTTAGCGTATAAATCAATGTTATATGACAAAAGTCAGAATACTAGTAAAGCCTCGAAGAAAAAAATAGCCGCCATAGGTAAGAAAGTGCTTAAACCAAGTGCAAAAAGAACTAAAGCGGCCGTTACAGCAGATGCAACTAAGAAAGCTCATGCAAGACTGAAAAAAACAGGTAAGGTAGAGGACGCATCTGTGTTAATTTCACAACGATTTAATAGAGGTAGATAAAAATGGCAGTACCAGCGGGTTCATACCAAACTTATTCGGCTGTGGGAGAGCGAGAAGATTTAACAGATATTATTTATGATATTTCTCCTCTTGACACGCCTTTCATGACAAATGCAACTAGAGAAACGGCTACAATGACGTTATACGAATGGCAAACCGATTCGTTAGACACAGCCGCTAGTAATGCTCAAATAGAAGGTGACGATGCTACAACTAACACCGCATCGCCTACTTCACGATTAGGCAACTATACGCAAATCAGCACTAAAGTACCGAGGGTTACTGGTACATTAAGAGCAGTGAATACTGCTGGACGTGCCGATGAGTTGTCTTACCAGATTTCCAAAAGAGGACGCGAACTGAAGCGTGACATGGAAACTGCATTAACTTCAGCACAAGCTGGAACTGCGGGTGGAGCGGGAACTGCTCGAACACTCGCTGGGCTGGGAGCTTGGCTTAGTACGAACCAAGTACAGCAAGGGGCTAATGCAACTACACCTCCGACTACTTCAGGAGTGCCTGGCACTGCCCCGACAGCTGGAACAGCGGCTACTTTTGTAGAAGCCAATCTAAAATCTGTCGTGAAGTCTTGTTGGGACAATGGTGGCGATCCAGGAATCATTATGGCTGGCTCGTTTAACAAGCAAATCGCTTCTGGTTTTGCTGGTATTGGTACTCAGTATCGTGACGCACAACCAAATGGCGGACTGGCTCCAGGAAGTGTAATTGGTGCGGCTGATATTTATATATCAGACTTTGGCCAACATCAAATAGTAGCCAACCGTTTTCAACCCGCCGCAACGGTATATGCACTAGATATGGAATACTGGTGTGTAGCCTTCTTGCGTGGTATAGAAACGGAAGATTTGGGTAAAACAGGTGACTCTGATAGACGTTTGATTATCACTGAATATACGCTGGGTTCTAAGAACGAAGCGGCAAGTGGTAAGATTTTTACAACGACTACTTCATAAACCCCCTGCCCTCAACGGCACTTGGGGCTTGTTTCGGCAAGCCCCTACTTTTATAGAAAGTTAGACACTTATAGAGAGTTAGATACATTCAGCCTAAACCATTAAGAGGTAAGAAAGATGCCAAAAAAATATGGTAAGAAAAGCTCGGCAAATACTACCGAGACATTTAAAGTTAACAAAAACCAGATGATGAAAAATACTGGCGTATTCAGAACTGGTGCTATGAACCAAATGCCAAAAAATTCAACCTTTGGAAAAATATCTAAAACTCATGGCTAAACGATTACTTGATTATGATCCAGTAACTAAAACCCAAACGTGGCACGACTACGATGAGGTAAACAAGGTTACAACGATTGCTGATATACAGGATTGTGAACCTACTCTGGATTCAAATAAAGCGGTTAGAAACTATGATGTTGGTGGGGCAAAAGGGATAAACGAATATTCCAAGCAAGGTATTAAAAACGATTGGTGGCACGTTGCCTCTATCCCTAATTCTGTTATTGTTAAATGGAAGAAGGAAAAAGGGGTAGATGTATTTAACAAACACCAGTGGAATGAAGTCAGAAAGCTATTGAATGATAGTGAGTACGCATACCTTAGAACTGGAACAGGGCGTGTCTGAATTATTATTAGATGTACATAACGCACTAGAGCATAATGACACAGAGTTTGCTGGTGCGTGTTTAGTAGAACATTTATACGATAAGCCAAACGACACCGATGGTTTAATTTTACTGGCACGATTTCTAATTGATGGCGGTAAAGCCCCTTTTGCATACCCAGTGGCTAAACAAGCTGTGGCACAGCAACGGACATGGCGTACCCTGATGATGTTAGGTGCGACTGAAGCCGTACTACAGACGCCAAAACAAGCCATCAAAACCCTTAACGAAGCCCTTAGAGCGATTCCCAAGAGCGAGCCAGATATTCACAAGGCTATGCTGTATAGATTGCTAGCAAACGCTTATGTGCAAGATTTTAATTTTGAGAAAGCAGAGAATTGGGCGAAGAAATCACTGGCGATAGAGTCACATTCACAGGCTCATACTGCTTATGCGTTCTCAAAGTTACATAAACGTGAATGGCGAGAAGGTTGGTATCATTATAAATACCAGTTAGGCCATGCTGACTTTAGGAAAAAGCATGATTATGGTTTGCCAGAGTGGAATGGCGAACAAGATGCCAATTTAATGGTATACGGTGAACAGGGATTAGGCGATCAGATTGCATTTATGAGTGCGTGTCCTGTACCGCCAAAACAAATTAACTGCCACCCTAAACTAGAAGGATTGTTTAAAGCCACGTTTCCTAAAGCGGAAGTATATGGCAAGCAGTTTGATCCAGAGTTTACTGAAGCCGTTACTTCTACCCATCAAACATCTATGGCCACGATGATGCAGTGGGCAGATATGAAACCCAGAGGTGCATATTTAAAAACTGTTCTAGAAAAAGAAATCATGTGGAAAGGATTATTAGATTCTTTAGGTGAAGCACCAAAAATAGGAATTGCTTGGACAGGTGGCGTTACAGGTTCAGATGGTTGGCGAACCAGAAAACTGGATTTAAAAGATTTACAACCTTTACTTGAGTTGCCTATGAATTGGGTATCATTACAATATAAAGATTTTAGTGATGAAGTGGCGGAGTTTAAGAAAAGCACTGGCATTACTATTCATGAATTTCCTTGGGGTGCAATGTCGCAAAATTATGAAGATACAGCGGCAATGGTGAATTGTTTAGATGCTGTTGTATGCGTACCTACGACTGTTTACCATCTGGCTGGAGCATTAGGTAAACCAGCTTTCGTATTAGTTCATGAACAACCGCATTGGCACGAAGGACTAGAGGGCGATTGCCCTTGGTGGGAAACGGTAGAATTTTATAGAAGGCCACAGTTAACAACTAAAGGTGCAATTAACGCAGTAACCAACCGTATAAAAGGAAAGTTTAGTGAGAATTTACATTGGTATCGATCCAAGACAGCCAGTAGCGTATAACGTACTACAATGGAGTATAACCAGACGGGCTTCCAAACCTGTTTCTATTGTGCCTTTGGTTTTACCTACTTTACCAATAACTCGTACTGGACTTACTGATTTCACATATAGCCGTTATTTATGTCCAGCTTTAAGTGGCTATCAAGGTATTAGTTTATTTATGGACGCAGATATGCTTGTGCTAGATGACATTTATAAACTGCAAGATTTTGTAAGTGATGATTACGCAGTAAGTGTATACAAAAGTAAACAAAAATTTGAATGGCCGTCTTTAATGCTATTTAATAATTCAAAATGTAAAAAGTTAACAACAAAATATATAAACAATCCCGAAACAAAACCTCAATCTTTTGAGTGGGCAGATGCAATCGGTGAGTTACCAGTTGAATGGAACTATTGCGTTGGATATGAAAAAGATGATATAGATGCTAAAATAGTGCATTATACAGCAGGGATACCAGATTTCGCTGAAACAAGAAATTGTAAATATTCGGGAGAATGGCGAGAAGAATATCAATCAATGACAAGTAATTGCAGTTGGTTAGAGCTAATGGGCGATTCGGTTCATGCAGATTTAGTGCTTCAAGAGATACAGGAGCGTAAAAATACATGGCAATTACGACATACGCAGAACTCAAAACAGCAATTGGAAACTGGACAGCAAGAAGCGATTTAACCAGTTACCTAGATGAGTTTATAGATTTAGCGGAAACGTACATAAAACGTGATCCAGCACACCCAGACAGCCCAGAAATAGGCGGAGTCAGGGGTAATATACAACGATCCACTGGTACATTATCAACCAGTGCATCTACTTTAGCTTTACCTACTGATTTTCTGGAAGGGTACAGATTAAATTTAACAGCCGATGCTGATTTTAAAGTATTAAGATATGTTGCACCTAATCAGTTATCGTTACATCACCGTTCTGGGACTGGCCAACCAGCTTTTTATACTATCTCAGATGTTATAGAGTTTGAGGTAAAACCAGATAGTACATATGCTTACGAATTTTCATACTACCCTCAAGCAACAGCATTATCAGATAGTAATACTAGTAATTTTGTATTATCGGGTTATCCTGATGTTTATTTAAGTGCGTGTTTATTTCATGCTTTTAGATTTTTACAAGATGAACAACAAGCCAGTAGTTGGTTAGGGCAGTATAAAACATCTGCGTGGACAGCATCAGAAACATATCGTAGGCCAAGAGCATCTCAAGGTACTATTGGCATAAAAACCGATTCGGCTAACCCATAATGGCTACCCAGACATATACATTTGGTGATTTTCGCCCTGATTTGCCCGACATAGGGACACAAGGGGTTACGTTAGCAAAAAACGTAGTGCCGCACTTAAATTCTTATTTGCCTTTTAAAGGCATGTCTATAGATACAACAGCATTAACGGCATATGCAAGAGGAGCTATATCACTATCGGATAAAGAGAGCAATACAGAAATGTATTGTGGTGATGCGACTAAGTTATACCGATTAGTCAATTCTGGTGGCACGTTAACTTGGACAAGTATAGGCGGTTCTACTTATTCAACAGGTGATGAAAATTATTGGCAGTTTATTAAATGGGGCGAAAAAGTTATAGCCACTAATCGTGACAATAATATTCAGATAGCCAATTTTGGTGGTGGTACATTTGGTGATTTAGGGGGTAGCCCACCGAAAGCAAAACAAATAGCTGTAGTAAGAGGATTTATTGTTTTAGGTGATATAGATAGCGGAACAGAATTTGTAAGCCGATTACAGTGGAGTGGATTAGAAACGGAAACCTCGTGGGGTACAGTCCCATCAACGCAAGCAGATTTTCAAGATTTAGTAGGTGATGGCGGTAAAATAATGGCTATTGCTGGTGGCGATATTGGTATTGTATTTCAAGAGCGTAGCATATGGGAAATGGAATATATTGGTTCTCCTATGGTATGGAGAATAAAAGAAACGGCAGTAGGAATGGGAACTGCGGCTTCTAAAAGTGTAATTCGATACGGTAATTCGGTATTTTTTCTTTCACAAGACGGTTTTATGCGATATGACATTGGTGGTGGTTTAACACCGATTGGTGATAAACGTATTGATCAATGGTTTTTTGAAAGAGCAAATAATCTTAAATATCATAGAATTACAGGTATTATTGATGTTCCTAATGCAAAAGCTATGTGGAGTTATTGTAACGGTGATGGCGAACCAGATGAAATATTAATTTATGATTGGAAAACAAATAACTGGAGTTATGCAGAAGTTAGTCATGAAATGATATTTGGAGGGCGTGGTGTAGGATATACGCTTGATGGACTAGATGCGGTATCTACATCATTAGATGCACTACCAGCTTCATTAGATGCAGATATCTGGAAAGGTGGGCAGTTAGCGGCCTATGTATTTAATACTGAGCATAAATCGGGAACATTTGGTGGTGCAGCGTTAACAGCCAGATTAGAAACTGGTGAAATTATGAGTGATGACATGGATATGTTATTTCTTGATAGAGTGCGTCCATTAGTAGAAGGTTCAACGGCAACCAATACGGTTTATTTAGCAACCAGAAATACTTTAAATTCTGATTTCACGTATGGTTCTGGCGTGACAGAAAACGTAATTGGCGAGCATAACTTCAGAACACCATCAAGATATATTAGATTACGTTTGGATATAGCTAATGGATTTGAAAAAGCAGTTGGTGTACGAGCTAATCTGTCAACTGGAGGTGTACGTTAATGACACCAGAAGAACGCGAACAGTTAAGAATATTTAACCCAAATCTATATAACATTTACACTCGCCAAATGGCTGGTGATACGCCTTATGATTCTTCAGCACGTAGAGAAGGTTCACGAGTAGATACAGGGCAAGGTTCTTATTACCATGTTAATGCAGACGGTGACATTGATCGAAGCCAAGAACATTTTGTTAGTGCAAAAGATATTCCGTTTGATCGTCCTGGGTGGGTAACTGCGTTTTACGGGTGGAATGAAAACCCAGAACAAATATGGGCGAACATTAATAAATGGACGACAGAACAGAACCCAAACGAAAAAAACCGAGAAAATTTTAATCGTGATTTAAGGGCATACGCATCTAAGTCTGAAGAAGCATCGATGCGAGAGCAACAACAGTTATTAAATACATTTCTGGATACAGGTAATATACCAGAGGGGTTACGTTCTGGTTTTGCTATTGACGCTTTGGATTATGCGTTTAGAGAAATGGGGCGAGGACAACAAAGGAAATCACCTGGATTATTAAAAAGTTTTGTTAATGCTTTTAATCCGGTGCGTATGCTTCAAACAGGATGGGAAGAAGAAGCAATAAGAGTAGTGGGAGAAGGTATTCGTGATGAAGGAAGCGATCACGAATATGATGAAAGTTATTGGGAGTTAGACGGACAACAAATAGTATTACCAGAACAAGGTATAGATGTTGCGAGAAACCAAACTTCAGAAGAAGCAATAGCAGAACGAACCGATGCCTTTAATCAAGAACAAGCAGATACTACTAACAGAAATTTATTACCAGATGTAGATGGTACAGAAAGTGGACAAGGTGGAACAGCTTCTAACACTGGTTCCGCAAGTATTGATTATACAGATATTTACGGAACTGGTGGTGATACAGAGGACGCTCGAAGAAAATGGGAGCAAATACTAGATATTTATCAAGATTACGGACTTGCTTTAAATGCCTTTAGGCAATCTTACCCACAACACGCTGGTTATACCCCATCAGGAGCGGGGCAAGGTGGTGCTGGTGTTGGTGCTGGTGCTGCTGGAGGAACTGGCGGTAGTGGCGGTAGTGGCGGTAGTGGCGGTAGTGGCGGTAGTGGCGGTAGTGGCGGTAGCGGTACTAGGCAAAGTGGAAATAATGTAGATCAACAAATAGACGGACAACGAAAAAGGCCATTACCTCCGCAAAAATACATGGGTTCGTTTATTAATCCTTATGCTGGTGAAGGACGAGATGCACCGTTTGTGCCAATAACTAATTTATCGCAATTTGACAATGTAGGTTTACCAATAAAGTTTAACCCAGCAGAAGATATACCAGTATCTGAATTTGTTAATAAAGCAACGCCACTAGGACTTGGTGCATTAACACCATACGATCCAAATCCAGTAGGTACAGAAGGGCAAGGCACTAGAAGTGGAAGGATAACGGCCAATACGTTAACTCAGCCGATACAAAAACAACGTCCTCCATTTTCCAGTATGCGAAAAAATGTTAGTCGTTTAGATGAATATTTAAACAAAGAACCACCTAATTTTATAAGTGGGATTAAACCAAAGGGTTCTCGATTTGATATAAATTACAATTTTTCACCTTATACACCAAAACAGTTTTTAGGCGGTAGAGGTGAGTTAAGGCCACCATCGGTGGTAAGCGGTAGAGGAAGTCCACGATTATCATTACGTCAACGAGAATTAAATCGATTTATTAGGGATATTAGATAATGGCAACAAAATATTTAGAACAAACGTCAGAGTCAGCACCTTATTTAAAGGAAGATATTGATTACATAGCTGATGAGGCAAGACGAATTTATGACGAAGGTGGTATGACACCTTACGATCAAAGCACTATTCCTGATATGTCAAAAGAACGAATGGAAGGTTATGAAGGTATTACCAACATAGCAGAAGGCGGTGGTTTTCGTGGTGCTGAAGATTATCAAGATTTATTAGCAAAGACTTACAGGGGTGACTTTTTAAGTCCAGACAGTAACCCATATGTAAAAGCGGTATTTGATAATATGGCTTCTAATATTACCGATCAATATTCAAAAGTAACTGCACCGCAACTAATGAGTCGGTTTGCACAATCAGGCCGTATGGGTAGTGGGTTGATGCAACAACAACAAATGGATTCTCAAGAAGCGTTAGCTCGTCAATTAGGCCAAGCCGCAGATCAAACATACTTTAAAAATTACATGGCAGAACGGGGTTTAATGGATAGTGCTTTACGGTATGCACCAGAGGCAGAAGAATTAGCATATGCCGCACCTACAAGATTAGTTGATGTAGGTTTAGATAGAGAAGCATTTGAACGTGAAAAAATGTTAGAAGAACGTGATATTTATGAACGACAAGATCAAGATAGATTAGTCGATTTAGGCAATTATCTTAATTTAATTTCTGGTGACTATGGTGGATCAGTAAAACAAATGACACCATATGATGAAGATGAAATTGCTAAATATATGGCCTATGCCATGACAGGGCTTGAAGGGTTAGGACTCGCTGGAGATTTAGCTGGTAGAGCCTACGATTTTATAACAGGAAAAAGATAAAAATTAATGGAAAAAAACAATGGCAGAAATACGAGATTATTCTGTAACAGCAGACGATAATAATGCCGCAAGTCCAAATGGCATGGCTAATGGTTGTGCCCCATCGACGGTAAATGATACATGGCGAGAAGGCATCGCCAGAATGAAAAGATGGTATGAGGATTGTCAAGGAGCAAAAACAACTACGGGTAGTTCTAATGCGTATCTTTTAGCGGCATCAAGGGTAGTAGCTAGTTATGCAGCTGGTGATGCGTATATGTTTAAAGCCAACCATACGAATACTAGTGCTGGTAGTACATTAAATGTTGATTCGGTAGGGGCTAAAGCAATCGTGACACCCACAGGGGCAGCAATAGCAGCGGGTTCTATTACAAGCGGTGGCGTGTACTTAGTAGCCTATGAAGCATCTGCTGATAAGTTTATGTTAATTGGCGGTAGTCATTCTGGTGGCGATAATCCATTTATTTATAACTCATCACCCACATTAACGCTAGAAAACTCAACATCAGA